GCTTTCTCCCTTCTAAATAAAAATAGTTCTCTGGAGAACAATTAAGTTTTCATGAGAACTATTTTATCATTTTGAAAAAAGATGTCAAGAAAAAAGTTTCCAAGAGAACTATCTCGATAAAAATTGACATCAGCTCTTATTTTATCTATAATAAACACTATAATAAACACTATCTCACACGTATTATAATACACCCTAATTAGAAATGAGAACATCACAAATGAAACAAAAAGAAGAGAAAATCTTAGGAACCTTGGCTATTATCTTTGGAGCCCTGGCACTTCTTGGTTCTTGGCTACCAATCATTAGCATACTAGCGTTTTTCTTCGCTATTGTTGCTATAGCCTTAGGAGTTTTTGGTATCGGCCTTAATCTCAACAATCGTAAAACACTAGCTATCATCGGAACGAGCCTAGGTATTCTATCCATTTTCCTTGTCTTAATGACGCAAGTATTACCTTCTGGTGTCTTTACTGACTTGACTAAAAATTTTCAACACCCATACAGAAGTCTAACCTCTATAACAGAAGATGAGGAATTTGGAAATTTACCAGATTATAAATCAGACGAAGATAAGAACGACGAGGATAACGAAGATACCGATACCTTCTCTTGGACCCAGGAGCAATTCGATGCTTTGGTAGAAGGCGACACCACAAATAGAGGAAAAGGTGGCACCAACTACAAAGATATTATCAGCAAGCATGGACTACCAGATTCTGAAATTGATTCAACCTCAGCTGACTACGAAATTAAAAAAATCACCTATCTTTCCCTTGGTTCAAGTACCAAGACAGTCGTACTCACTTTCGTAAAGCAGGAAAATGGGCAGTTTCTTCTCATCCGTAAATTTGCCCTAGGCTTGGATAGAAAAGAACAAACTGACGATGGAGTAAAAGTCTAAAATAACTAAAAAACGAACAGCTATTAAAGCTGTTCGTTTTTTTATTAGAAGCCATCTACTTTTAAAAATGCCATTACATATATTTACAACAAGTTCCCATGTCTTATAAAATCTCTATATTTTTAGCTTTAAAATAATTGTTTTTACAACATTTTCCGGAGGTTTACAACATTTTTGCCCCTTTTTTGCCCCTTATTTTTTTAAAAAACTTTATAAAAACGCTTGACTTTCTCGGTGTACCGTGATATAATATAATCAAGATAAGGAAAGGGGGTGAGGAAGTTGAACAAAGAAGATTGGCTTAGGTTACTTGAAAAGGCGATAGATAATATCCCTGAAACAGTAACTGCTATCGCAAGTCTAGTGACCGCAATAACAGTCGCAAGGCAAAACAAAAAGCGTAAACCCAACTCCCGCAAAAGAAAAAGGTAAACGCTAAGAGGTGGGGGCGAAAGCCCCTCACACCTCTATTTTATCAAATGAAAAGAGGAAAAGCAATGGTTAGTGCAATAGCTATTTTTATAATCGCCATTAATGTATACATTTATCTCAAAAATAAAAAGGACAAATAATATGAGAAAAGTTATTCAAGAATTATTAGACAGTTCGATGTCTACATCTGCTATTTCACAAGGTGCTGGAGTTCCATGGACTACTGTTTCTGACCTTAGAAAAGGAAAAACAAGCATGGACAAAATGGCCCTTCTAACAGCAGAAAAGCTCTATGAATTTGCTACAGCTGATAAGCAGTGATTTCGGTCACTGCTTTTTTTATTTTGAGCAAACAAAAAACCGCTAGCGAATGCCAGCGGTAAGTGTAATTAAATTTTGAAAGTCTTTCTGTTTTTATTTTTCTTCTTTTGGTTTGTCAACGACGGTCACAAGACCATCTGGTTCGGTTTTGAATGCTGGATCTGTATGAAGTTCACCGTTAGCTTTCAAATAGTACCAGCCATCACCAGACTTGACGAATTGTTTAGAGAGCATGTACCCGTCTTTTTCTTCCATGAAGTACCACGTTTCGCGATACTTAACCCAGCCTTTAGCCATGCGGCCATCTGGTTTAAAGAAATACCAGCGATGGTTGAGAAACATCCAACCTGTGACCATTGCCCCACGTTTATCGAGATAGAACCAGTCTTTTTCATCAAAGAACCAACGGTTAATCAAGCAATAGCCACTATTATCAAATCGGAACCACTCTCCATTGATTTGTTTCCAGCTATTTTTGGGATAAGAGCCATCTGACTCCTCCCACCACCAGCCGGTTGCATTTTGTCGCCAACCTGCTTCGATATCAACACCGCCCTCGATGTCTTTCTTGAATTGCTCTCGGCTAATGCCCCATTTTGCAAGATAAGGATATGGATCCACATGGTCTGAGTAGTTTCTAGGTTGATTGTAAGTACAGTATTGATGTGTCTTAATTCCAGCTAAGCTATCAGAGTCAAGCGTTTTAGGAATTCCTGCTTCATCAGCAAGGCTTCGCAAAAGCTCAACATAGAGCTTATAATCACGCATAAACTCTTCTTTTGTTTCATGGCTTTCAATCAGCTCAACTTGACCGTAACCCTCTACGTTCCAGCCGCCTCCTACATCGTAGGCTCCCATATCTGTGTACCAGGTTTGCATCACACGGCCGTTGCCGACAACGTGCGAGAAAAAGCCTGAATCAACAGGACGACGCATGTGGTAGTCTGCTTCATTTTGGGCAGTTGAATTTGGATTGCCCGTTGAATGTGCATGAATTTGTCGGTATGGTTGTTCGCCAATTTGTGGTAAGTCAGTCCTTAGTCTACTTATATCAATATCCATTATTGTTCTCCTTCGTTCTTGTCATTTTTGTCACCAGATAAGCGCTCAAATGCCTTAATGATAGGCTGGAAGATAGTCACATTCCCTTTCAACTTACGGTAATTTTCGATGAGTGACTGGAATGTAAAAAGCAAATATCCCAGGTAAATTGAGTATAGGAATGCGAACCCTGTTTTCTCAGGCAACAAGACAGACATCGGAATCAATACCATCAACAATAGAACACCAAGAATCTTTCGAATCAGACCGTTAATACCAATCTTGCTCTTGTATTCAATTTCTGGATTTGCAATCGCTGCAAACGTCCCTGATGCAAAATCAACAATTTCCATAATGACAATTAAGCTTAAGGCATACAATGCCAAGCCATCTTCTGTTTGGATTAGACTTCTAAAAAAGTTAAACAATTCAATTTTCATTTATTTCTCCTATTCCTTCCCTTCAAATTTCCAAGCGACACCCGTTCCATTTTGCTCCAGGGTACCGTTCGTCACAAATGCGCTGACAAGTTCAGCTTAATAAGTAAATTCCTTATTAAGCTGAACCAAAATGCGTTTCCCTTCTCCATTCACTTCAATGTGCTCAGGGTCTTCAATGGTAATTAGGTCATGTGGTAAGTAGGTCTTACCAACTTCAGCTAGTGGAATCAACTCAACCAATTCTTTATAAGTCGTACCGTACTCGATATTCTTGCTCATGACAGAGTTCAAGACAAGAACATGAATGACCTTCTGATTCACCTTCGAATTCTCTTCAGTCTGCTTAATAAGAGCTGCAAGCTTGTTCTGTTCACTCTCATTTTGCGCAATCTTCTGATTGGCCTGTTCAAGTTGCGCCTGTGTTTTGACGATGGCGCTTCCTGGATCTAGCTCGGATTTTAGGATATCCAGCACATCTTGAATCAAGACATCTTCCGGTTCATTTGTCCGGTCTCCTGTTAGCTCACGCATGTCCGAACTGTACCGATTGCCTTCTGACAGACGGATTTCAACCACCGTCTTGATATTGTCGCCAAAACCTCGTGTATAAGGCTTACTTGCTAGTTCGTAGTTATTAATTGCCATTTGTCATTTCTCCTCTCACTTCTTCAAGTTTTGCTTTAAGTTCTTCATTCGAATCAATGATGTTTAAAATTTCATTGAGTTGTTTTTGAGTGATTTCATACAGCGCCTTGTAAGTTGCTGCATCGCTTGCTTTCAGTCCGATATCATCACTTAAATTTTGGATGATTAATTGATTAATTTCTTCCTTCATTTACTTTCTCCAATTTCTGATTGAGTTCTTGAATAGCCTTAATTAAATAAGGTACGAGTACGAAACTGCTATATGAATAAGCGCCATCTGGATTTTCCAAAAATGCTTCAGGAGCGTACTTCTGTACATCTTGCGCCATGATACCACACGAAATATCCTCGATTTTTCCGTCATATTCCTTACGATAAGAGTAGGTTTTCAGACGGTTGATAACTTCCAGAGCAGACACCTTACTATCTTCAATGTTATGTTTATATCGTCTGTCAGAGATTTCTTTATTAACAGGTATCCATGAATACGAATTGTCAAAGCGGTACAGGTAGATATATCCTGAGCTTTCTTGAATACGTTTAAACGATGGCGAGTGAATCCAATAGCCACCTTCTTTCGTGTTATCGTCCGTTATATAATAAATATTTCCGCTGACTTTCAAGTTCCCATGAATAATAGGTGTATTCCAAAATTCAGCTTGATTATAACAAAACATCTTCCCATCGTTTCGTACGTACCAAGCATTATCACCTGCTTTACCCCAATCATTCCCCCAATTAACCCAAAGAGCTGTTTGACCCCAACGACCATTACCACTTCCCATACCAACCTTAAATTGATTTTGACCAGTCAACCAATAAGAATTGGGATCTTTGTCATGAGTACCAATTTGGAAACCACCAATCCGACCTTTGTAACCTTCAAGCAGCGTAGCAGATACTACTACTGATCTCAACTTGTTGATAAAGGCTGTTTTAGCAGCTAAAGTGTCAGTAAACACATCGCTGGATACAAGCTTCTTCGCTAGAGCTGTATCGAATATCAACTTGTCCGCCGAAATCGAATTCGAGCGAATGATGTCAGCATTCAGCGTGCCTACTTTTGCATCACCTACAAATAAGCGTTTAAAGTAACCGTCTATGGCTGTGATTTCATCTAGAAGCGTTCTACCTTTGAGTCGGATTTTAGCAGCTTCAATCAGAATATTATTGCTATTCAGATTGATTTGAGAAGAAATCGCACCTGGACCAGTCAAGGTTTGGATAGCATACGAATCAGATAATTGTGCTACTCGTGTTTGAGTGACAACATCTTGTGTCGATGTGTTATCGCTGAATTTTTTAGGAGGTTTGTCGCCACGGATAAGTGATACCTGACCGATTGCGACTTGTCCGTTCTTCATTAACCAAATCTCAAGAGGAAATTCTCTTGCTTTAGTCGATGATTTATGGACGGTCATTGTGCCTGTGATAATTTGAATTCCAGTTTTAGTAAGTGTCACTCTATCTGATGCAAGGCCACCGTCTGAATCCCATAGCTCAATTCCAAGCGGTGCATCTGGCAATACATCCACCCAAACTTCCATGCGATAACTTAATTTCTCGCCATTCGTAAATGTTGAGGTGTTGAGTGGCAATGCGAATCCGTGATAGACGTTTTGAGATTTACCAGTGTTGGTAATTCGTAGTAACTTAGTTCCAGCTTGAACTTCGATAACATTCGCATCGGCTTGTTTCTTGGTCCATTTGCTGAAATTCGTTGGATCATATACCAGGTTAAAATCTTCTAAGAAATTAGATACACGACTGACTAGACCATCAGCGGTCTGAATGACTTGAGATATAGCTTGGTCTTGTCGTTGTAAGGTTTGCGTGTGACTCTTAACTGTATCGACCACATCGTTAAATTCAACCACGCTCACGATTTCAGAAGTTGAAATATCATAGTCAGTCATACGGTCTGAACGCTCAATCTTCATTCCACAAATTTCAAGGCTACCACTACCAATTTGACCAAATTGGATTGAGTTATAGACCGAATCTGCAGTAAAAGTATACTGATATCTAACCCAATCAGTATTCGTAATTGGTTTGTTCATGTATCTATTGCGATTATTTGGCGCCCAAGAGTGAAGAAGTAAATTTACGCTTGGTTTAATAACCCTTGCCCAGCACGACATAGTATATTTCTCCCCAACAACTAAGTTGATACCTTGTGCAATGTCTTTGTTTACACTATTCGTATTATTTACAATCCGAATTCCCTTCTTAATAGCAGTATGTGGAGCATCTGTGATTGTTATAACTTCGGTCTTACCATTACCACCTGAGTTATTCAGTCTCCATGTGCCATCAGAACCATTCCCTGAAGGGATGATGGAAGAGTTCTGCAATAAGTTGTCGTTTCGAATAACATCTCTCAGTTTGGTTTCAATACGTGAGATGGTCCTTTGAAATCCGTCAACAGAGTTCTTGACTATATTCTGGACTTGAGTAGCGCTTTGAAAACCTCTGTCATTAGCCAATCTGTCAAAATCAGTACGAGATAATTTCTCGATAATTTGGTCAGCTTGGACTTCGATTCTGTTTTCTGCAATTCTCAACCGTTCTGTTAACGGGTCAACTTCTTGCTTGGTCACAAGCGTTCTGATTCTGTCAGTTATCTGCTCAATTTTAACAAGGTTTGAATCAGACAAGTCTTTGGAAGTTTTTGCAGATTCAAAAGCATTTCTAGCTTCTTCCAAAGCTTCTTCAGCCGTCCGAGAAACTGTTGAACCGATAGCACGAATCTCTTCGATTTTACTTCGCTGTTCTTCCAGTTTCTCGTTCATGCTGCTATCGAAACCTGAGAACCGATTGTCGATTTCATCTGACAGAGCACGTTTGCTTTCTTCTGCTTTAGCTTTGGCAAGTTCGATGCCGTCTAGAATTTCTTGCCTTAACAATCCAGCTTGGTGATCAAAATCTAAGTCTGCATTTTGAAGAGCTTTTTCAAGGGCAATTTCTTGAGCTGATTCTGTCACTCCAAGAATTGCATCGGCTGCGCTAGATAGCCCACCAGAAGCTCTAGAACCACCAGTTCCTGCCTTATCGTCGAAAGTCAGAGAGATGTACTCTTCTTTTAAGGCATCGAACTCATAAGCAATAGCTTTCTTGAATGCATCGACATTATGCTTCCAACTCTTGAGATTGATCGTGTCACCCATATGGACTACTTGCCCATCAAGTTCATAAGCTTCAATCTTGATAGCATCAGAGACCTTGTCAATTCCCTCATTTAAGAACTTAGACTGTGCCCATTTCTGCAACTCTTCAACAGTTTTAGCATTGTTGTTCTCATACTCTTTTTCATTGATGTAAGGGTATGAGTTGATAAGAGGACTATCAACAGTCACTCTGATAGTCGTTTCTTTTTCAGCACCTTCAGGTTTAAAAGTCGACTTTGCGTGAATTCTTGTGACAACATTCTGACTGTTTTTTGTGCGTTGGTAGTCCTTCAGATTTTTGTGCGTTGTAATAACAACACCACGATTCTCACCACGACTCTTCTTCACTGTCAGAGCGAAATTGTCACGAACCAGTTCGCCTTCCCATGTACCAACAATGCTGTGCTTACCATCCAGCAATACAGAGTACAGAGTTTCTGTCTCAGTCGTGTTGAAGGTCCTACGATCCTGGATATCACTGTTAAACGAGAAATCCCCGAGAGCCGTTTTGGTATTTTGTACCATGCGAGAAAGAGCCATACCACAACTCTGACTAGTCACACTCACTGGCGTGATAGAACGTTGCATCACATCGTCTGAAATGTGATAGGCTGTGATTTCCAGATGATCATTGTGTTCAATAGGTTTCTTAATGCGAAATAGCTGCGCACCAAGAACAGGAGTCGGCGCTTTTATCAACATATCTTCTTGAATAAGTTGATAAATACCAGAGTCAGAAATAGGATATTTCACAGTTAAGGTGAAATCGCCATTCATGATCTCTTTAACAATCGCTGAAGTTGTTTCATGAAGTGGCTCTCCGTTCCATCGAACAGTTCTCACATCTTTATTAAGTAGATAAAGCAATTATGCCCACCCCCAAACCGTCTCGATTTCAAGCGATTGAATACCTTGACCTAGAACAACCCCAACATTCTTCACTTTCGCTGGATCAATTGTGATAAAATCCCCTGACCATTTGACTGACTTCCCTGTTGTTGTTTTAAAACTTGGATTGTCAGGATTATTGACCATCACAAGCGACTCAGCGAGTCGTTCAAGACGAATAACCTGACCAGCAATTGTAAATGAAGTTTCAGAAGTGCTCTGACCAACGATTGTGATTTTAGGAAAGGCAAGAGCAGAACCTTGAACAGTCAAAGTCCCACTTTTTGTTAAAGTTTGCGTGTCACTTTTTTTGAAAAACTTGGTTGGATGACAAGTAAAAGTTGCCTTAGTCATATAAAGACCAGGTTTGACTTGGTCTAATTCTGTTACACTGACTTTGTAGCACCATAACTTAGTTGTCTTAACTTGCTCATTCTCTAGCCAGAATTTCTCACGAATAAACAGGCTCATGAACTGATTCATCTGTTCTTCAGTAGGTTTTACAAGATAGATTGAGTAAGTCTTCTTTACAAGACCTCTGTGTTTGTTGGTTTGTACGATTGCTCCGCTAATTCCACCATGCTCAAGAAGAGCTGTTTTGCCCTCTCCTAATGCAACCGAGGGAGAATCATGGACGATGACCTTAAATGGAAAAGACGATGTTCTTACACCGTCAATCACAAGTTCATTATGTTTTACCATGCAACCCCTCCTCTCAATTGTGTCTTACGTTGCAATTCGTCAGCAATACGTTGAGCTACCTCATCAGCAATTCTAGTGATGTCTGCTTCTTCTCTGACAGTATTGCCAGTAATAGTAATGTTGATGGTCGGTGAAGTTCCACCCATTGTCTGAGCAATACCTCGACCGATAGCACCAAGCGTTTGATCATTAAGTGGCAATACTGCTTCGTTACCAGCTTCACCACCAACCATAAGGCTATTGCCATTCATTCCAAAAATGGTCGGTTTCGTCATGATACCGCCTTTAGCGTACCATTCGATGCTGATGCTTGGCACACCTTGACTCAACCAATCCAATGGATTTGCTGAACCACTCACTGAAAAGTGAGGTAGTGGAATATGTGGCCAACTAACACTAAAATTAAATAGACCTTTAATCGCACTTATTGCAGAGCTTACAAGGTCTTTGGCTCCGTTTATAGCATTCCCGATTGAATTCTTGATTCCTGTCCAAACATTTGAAACAGTGTTTGAAATACCATTTAATACATTTGAAATTGTACTTGAAATTCCATTCCATACATTTGAAATTGTGCTTGAAATGGCGTTTATCGTATTTGAAATGTACGATTGGATAGCTGTGAAGATGGTCTGAACAACATTTTGGATAGCATTCCATACAGTTGAGAACACTCCCTTGATTGTTTCCCATGCTCCTGACCAGTCACCTGTGATGATCTGCATGACTGCCTTGATGATGCCTAAAACAACATTGATTGCAGTTTCAACTACAGTCTTGATGACTTCCCAAGCGGTCGTGATGACCAGTTGGATATTCGCCCATGCGCCCTCGATTAATGGACCTAAGAAAGTCATGACTGCATCAATTACGGTTTGAATAGCATTCCAGACTGTTTCTGCACTAGATCGTATAAGCTCTTGGTTTTCGGTCCACCAATTGACAACCACTCCAAACATGCTCATAATGAAGTCAGAAACTTCACTTACAACTTTGTTAATGACTTCCATAATGGCATTCCAGACTGTCATTACAGCATCTCGGAATCCCTCATTGGTTTCCCATAGATACTTAATACCGATAATGACTGCTGCAATAGCAGCAACAATTAAAGCAGCAATACCGATTATAGGTGCAGCTGCTGCAATCATCGCTCCGATAGATGTTCCAAGCGCGACTGCTGCTGCTTGCAAGGTTAAGAATATCGGGACTAGAATGCCAGCAACTGTGACTACCACTCCCAAAATCACGATAAATTCTTTAACGGGTCCAGGTAGACCACTGAACCATTCTGCTATGTCTTTGACCATGTTTCCTAACACTTCAAAAATAGGTGCTAGAGTTTCAGCTATTGCTGCTCCTAGTTCGGACATAGCTAGCGTAACTGAGTTTTGTGCGGTCTTGAATTTATCAATTGGATCCAGAGTAGCTTCAAATGTCTTGGAAACTGCTCCTACTGAGTATTCAGCAGATTCAGCGAATGACTGGAAATCAAAAGAACCACGCTTGATTGCATCAATCATTTGAGGTGCTTTCTTAGCCCCAAAAATTTCCATAGCGAGTCCCATTGCTTCGGTTTCGCTAGTTGTATTCTTTATCTTATCGATTGTTTCGACAAGACCTTCTTTCAAAGTCTTGCCTTGCTTAGCGTAAGAGCCTGCTGCCTTCGTTAATCCTGATAAAGCACTTGAAGCGTCCACACCACTTGTTTCAAATTGTCCAAGTAATGCTACACCTTCCTCGAATGAGAGGCCTAGCATTTTAATCTGTGGTGCGCCTTCGATAGCTTTCTTCATCAAGTCATCAACAGATACACCAGTCGATTGAGCTGTGTAGGTCGTAGAGTCTAGGACTTTCGCTAAATCACTAGTTGATAGCTCATAAGCTTCCAAGGCTTTACTTGCTGAAATAGTCGAATTGGTGATGTCTGTCCCATTGATTTCAGCGAATTTTATCATCTCAATAGACACATCTTTGAGCGCATCGCCAGTCAATCCAAACTGAGTATTGACCTCCCCAACCGCTTCACCAGCTTTACTGAAATCAGTTGGGATTGTTGTTGCAATACTTGAAGCGATATCTTGCATTTCTTCCAAGCTATCGCCAGTCGCGCCAGTTTTTGTGACGATGGTGTCCATACCTTCATCAACTTGACGAAAAGCTTCCAAAGCACTCTTTCCAAAATCAACTAACTTTTGACTGATTTCGGATAGTTTTTCGGAAAATTGATTGAGCAATTCAGCTTTTAAGAGGCTGTTTGTTTCGCTAAGAGAGCCACTTGCTTGTTTACCAGCGTTCCCAAGGTTGCTCATCTCTTGAGAGAGATTTGAGTAAGCTGTTTTAGCTTGATTCAACTGTGTTTCCATTTTATTGGCTTCAGCTGAATTTTCACCATACTCTTGCTTTGTAAGAGTTAATTGCTTTTCTAGGTTTTCAATCTGCCGAGAAACAATATCAGATTGAGCTCCAATCCTTTTCTCAGCAAGCGCCAATTTGTCAGCTTCACTTGCGTTAGCTCCTAGCTGACTTTCTTGCAATTTGAATGAACTGACTACTTTTTCATTCTCGCTAGCCAGTTGCTTCTGCTCATTTTGCAATTCTTTTAATTGGTTCTTGTTGTTCTGAGTAGCACTCCCATTCTCAGCAAGTGCCTGGTTGACATTAGCAAGTTTGCCTTCATAACCTTTAAGGACATTCTTGGTAGTTTCAACTTCACGTTGAAAAGCTCTGTACTGATCAGCGCCGATATCACCATTTTTGAACTGCTGTTCTACCTGAGACTGAGCTTGTCTCAAAGTTTCTAACTTCTCCTTGGTCGTCGCAACTTGCTTTTGCAAGACTTCTTGCTTCTGAGTCAGGAGCGTTACGTTTCCTGTATCAAACTTCAAGGCCTTGTCAATCTGTTTCAACTCTTGAGTTGCATCAGTAGCAGCCTTATTGACATTTTTCAGCGCCTTCTGTAAGGGTTGCGTGTCGCCATCAATTTCAATTTTGATACCTTTGATATTTCCTGCCATATTTCCTCCTTTCTCAAAAAAATAGAAAAGCGCTGAGAGAATTTCTACGACTGATAATGCAGTCATACTAAGGAACTTGGTCTCAGAATCGCTCTCTCAGCACTCATTTTTTATTTAAAAACTGTCAAAATCAGCTTGCGTGGCTTTCCGTTCGCCACCTTTGTCCTCGCTCCGTAAATTCACATAATCCGTCTGATAATCTAGAGCCATTCCGATTGATATGTGCTTCAGATCATCAATAGACAGACCAGTTTCTTTACAGCAGGACAGATAGGATTCTACTGTGAAGATTTCTTCGCTAGCTGATTCTGATTCATCTGGTGCTTTTTTGTCGTCATGCTCGCATTCAGCATTTCCATCAACACAGGCCCAACTTCCTGAATCGGAAAGACTTCCATTTCCATGAAGAATTGTTCATAAGGCTTGATATGAGGATTTGCAGATTTAGCAAAGGTCCAAAAAAGACGGTTGAAAAAGGTCATGTCAAAATCTGACAACATCGAAATATCAATATTAGTCGCTGTCAACTCCTTGTCAGTTTCAAGCTTGTTCAATTCATTCATGAATGATTGATTTTTCAACATCGAGAACAAATCTTGAAAATAATCTTTTCCAAATTGTTGCTTGTAAGCGATAGGAGTATAGCCGTTGGTTCCTAACTCATACTCCTGATCACCAACCAAAACGATTTTGCGCATAGATTTCCCCCTTAACCTGTCACTGCAGTAGGTTCATACACTTTCTTAAACCAGTTGTCATACGCATCCTTGTCATCAGCTGATGTGATTGAACGTTTAACAACTGTATCCAATGGACGCGGGCTAGCTTTGAAACTAAGTTCGCGTTCGTTGGTTGATGTCCCGTTCTTAGTTTTTGAGCCAAGAGATGGGCGACTGGCAAAACAGTAGTACATCACATAGCGAGTCTTGTTTTTGTCGCCTTCAAACTGGAACATCATTGCAAACTCTGTCAAGCTCGCATCTGCTTTCTCAGTCATGACACCAGTCTGAGGGTCCTTGATTTCACCAAGAATTTTTGTTGCAAATTCATCAATGATGTGTGGAATTTTAAGTTTACCTTCATAGCCTTCATTTGAATTCATGAAATGGTAATCCTTGTTATCTGCTTTGACAGGGGTTGTTTCCCCTTTAGTATCAAGTGTCAGCTCAATCGCTCCAGGAAAACGAAAAACATCGCCATAAGTGATAACTCCATCTGCTGCAAGTGTCTTGATAGGTGCGATATGTACATTTTCTAGGCCAAAGGTTACTTTATTTTCTTGAGTCATGTCATTCCTCCTTAGTAAAGATAGACTGTGTAAGACTTGACATATAGTCTTTCAGTCTCGATAAATGTTTCTTCTTGAACTTCAAAAAAGAGCTTATGGTTTGTCCACAGCTCTTCCAGACGTTCTTCCAAATCTTCATCCTTCTGCTCAAAAGCTAGCTCTACTGTCACGCTCTTAATCTGATGATTAACCGTGTTGTCAGCTGCATTGATGACTGGACTTGATTCATAATAGACCAGGTAAGGTAGGTCAGGAGCGTTCCCGGTTTTAAACGCTCGATAAGTGACAGGCAAGTTTGCCTGTTCCAAAATAACAGCAAAGTCTGATAGCTTCATTTCCCAATCTCCTTGATACGCTTCTCAAAGTTCTGAATTGCTTTTTCTTCAGCTGGCTTGATGTGGACGATACCAGCGACACGACCACCATTTCTTGAAAGGTGTCCGTTCTCAAGTATGTGAGTAAGACTTGCAACTGCGTTGAAGACAACAAAAGAGCCATTGGCCAACTTCTTCTTTTTCCAACTTCTACGATACTTTCCGTACCGTTTAGGACTTGTCTCTTTCAACTCATCCACAGTCTCATCAGCCACCTGCTCTGCAATCTTATCCACTTCTTCAGTAACCTCGTCAGAGTAAGCTGCAAGCTCTTTCGCTATCAAATCAGCAAGGTCATTGCTCATTTCAATACCTCTGATAAAGTCAACTCTAAAATTTCAGAATCGATAGGATAGGTTTTTAAGATGCGATATTGCTTGCCTTCAAACATCGCAAACTCCTGATTCTCATACTCAAAATTTCGAATCTCAACGACCAAGCTCGGTTTTAGACCTGCCTGATTTGCTTGATAAAATTCAGAGCGAGTAACCTTCTTTTTACGACACAACAGAGTAACTTCAACATCTTTAGAGATTGGTTGCAGTAACTTGTCCTTACCTGTTACTTTTTTAGAGATCAGTTCGATTTCATGATTCCACATTCTTGACCTCTTTCTTTGATGCTATCTGTAAATTATGCAGTCGCCATTGAAGGTGACGTGGCATATCCACCCCACCCTCATAGCGATAAGCAGCATAGTCAACGATAAACATTTCATGGTCAGCACGCTCACCAACAAGCTCGATACCGAGGTTATCGGTCAATTCAGTGATGACACTTGAAATGATTTTTTTTAACGGCTTGTCTCTCAAGTCGGTTGAAATACCCAACTTAAGTTTCAGCAATTCCAAAAGCTGACCTTCGTCCATGTTTACTCCTCAACTTCCTTAGCAGGCTCTTCAGCAGTTTCATCAACTGTTTCTTCCTGCTCAACTGCGGGCTCTTCTTTCACTTCTTTGGTTTCAGGAGCTGGCTTTTTAGGTTCATCATCTCCCAAAACGTCAAGGAAGATGGAACCAGCAGTGTTGGCGCCAGTCAAAAGGCCGTTTGTAAAGCTATCTGTTGGATCATATCCCTCACGAGGAAAGATATCGCCAACAGCATAGTCATGATTTTCAGGATCAGTCAAGTCCTTGAAAGGACGGATTACTTTATAGATCATGCGCTACCTCCTTAAGCTACAACATCAGTGTATGTTCCGAAGAATCCAGCATCTTCATCAACTTTCTTAACATCCAAGCGAATGAATAATCCAAGCAATTGACCATAGATGTCGTTGTTCACCCATTTAACAGAAACTTGCGAACGGTCAAACAGACTAACGAATTCAGAGATGTCACCGATGAAGAATTTCATGTCACGTTCACTACCGAAAACAGTATCTTCTACTGTGTAGATAGTCTTACCGCCAAATGAATAGCCAGTTGGAGATGTAACATCTGGTTGAAGCATGTAGTTCCCATTTTTGTCTTTAACTTTATCAAGAGCTGCAAACATTGATTGAGTTACTACGATACTTGCTTTATAGATTGGTTTAAGTTTTTTGTTGTAGATGTCTTTGATTCCGTCAAATCCAGCGGCATCAGCAACAGTTGCAGTTTTTAGAATGTCAGCAATTAATGAAAGTTCAGTGTTTTCCCCTTGGTTAAACACTTCTTCTTCGACGATTGCCATGATGTCATAATCTGCGTCATCAATCATTTCTTGTGATACTGGGATGTAACCACGGTATGTTTTGATTGAGTAATCAACTTCAGTGATGTTTGGTTTTGCTAGTTCTGGGTTATCCTTCAACTCATCTGTTGACTTCATTTTATTTTCAGTCTTTTTGATGACTGGATATTTACCACCACCGCTGTTAACTTGGACACGCTTCACAAGGTCCAAAAGTGGATTACGTGTTTTGTTTACAAAGTGTGGTTTTAGCACTTCAGTAGGGATTAGAGCTGCGCTTCCTGAGTCAGTGGTTTTTAATCCTACGATGTCACGAGTTTGACCAGAGCGAATGTATTTTGCGATTGCGTCACGTTGTTCCAATTTTTGTCCTCCACGTTTTTCTTGACTTGGATAAGTCGGTGCTTTGCGATTCAATTCTTCAACTTGATTTTGCAAATCTTCAATTTCTTTTTCAAGTTGTTCTTTTTCTGCCAATTTATCATCCAATTCTTTTTGGATGTCTTCCAGGTTCTTTTCAACCGCTGAAACTTCTTCATCATTTCCAGCTTGTTCCAATTTCTTCGCTTCAAGTTCAGATCGTTTGTTCAATTCTTCAATCGATTCTTCGAGTTCAGCTACTTTGTTTGCTTTAAGATTAGCACGGGCACTTAAAATCTTTGATTTGTTCATAGATTAAATTTCTCCTTAATTTCTTTCTTGCGCTTGTCCAGCGCTTCACGATTTGCACGCTGTTGACTTTCAAAGTCTTTTTGGCGTGCGGCAATTTCCGTTTGCGGATAGGCTGGGAAAGTACATGGACTCACTTCAAAAATTTCTAATTCTAGGATAGTGTCCAGGTACGAACCATCTGCTTGCTCTTCCGTATTGATTTGGATTGGGATAAAACCAAAGCTACATCCAATCACATCACCACGCTGAACACGAGCATAGGCTCCAACAGCTTGTGGATCATCTTTATTGATAATGATGTCACCGTACAGACCGATGTCATCAACTCCCAAAATGACCGTTCCGTTACCAGTCCGACCAAGCACCAAACTATCATCATGGTTAAATAATGCCCTGATGTCAGCTCCTTTGATGGCTTTTTCAACACCCTCACGCTTAATCACTTCAAAATAACCAGGCCACAGTTCGGTTACTTCATCAAACTTGATAAAGTAACCACTCAAAATCAAATCACCAGTATCACTTTCTTCTCGTGTTTTGAATTGAGCGGTACGATAACTATTCCGTTTCTTCATTCTCTTCCTCACCCCCTTTCAGTTTCTTCTGATCCCCAAGTCTATCTTGTGGAATATAGTTTTCAAGAGCAAGGAGCTCATCCATGTCAGGATCAGGTGGCATCCCAAGCCAATCCCTCCACTCGTTTCGACGCATTGCCATGCTTTTAGTCATCTGTTCAGCAACTGAAGATAACTCTGTAATGTCATACGAATAAAGCGAGCGAGCATTCAGTTTGAAATACCGATTGTTTGAAACGAGTAAGTCTCTCGTTAAGGTCTGAGTGATTGTTGTAGCAATGCTCATGACCGTTGTATTGACAAAGTTGTTGTATTCTTCTTTGTCAAAACTACCAACCCCCAAAATAAAAGCTGGAACTCCCAAAAGTCCAGCAACTGTTTTCTTGTCAATTTCAACAGATTCATTGATAGCAATATCTTTCAAACTTAATGGCTTGACCTGTTCGACACTCAATAGAGCATCAGGAATAATCCACGGCTCACCTGCCTGACTTGTTGTTAAGTATTTCTTAGCGACCTTGTCTCGCCCCTCTTGCGTGCCCAATTCTGCATTCGAAGAATCAACCTTAACAATCAAGCTAGGAACGTTCTTGCCATTCATAAAGCCTTTTTTGATTTGAGTCGCAAGGTTTAAATTCCTAACAATATCCCTCAGAGCAAGTCTGTATCCAGTTCCTACAAATGGATTGTCTGGATCAGGATTGATTACAAAGTGCACAATTTCGTTTGGGCTGTAGTCAACACCACGATAATTCATAACATAGCCGAGCTCATCGCTTTTAAAAGAAACTTCGCTCATTGGGAATGGTCTTAGGTTCAAAATGTAATCATTCACATGATCATACTCAACATGAAGAACTGAATTTCCGTCACCAAATAACAACAGGTCACGCACAATCTTGAAAATCCAAGTCTTGCGAGTCATGTTTTCGCATGGATTTACATCAATCTTCCGAGCTAGTCCGTCTTTAACTCGTATGTCTCCCTTGTCGGTATTCTCCATCAAATGAATGGTCATATTTGATACCATGTCAGCAATCTTGTTGACCGCAGCAATCACATCAGGATTGCGAGCCAGTGGCACATAGCTATCACCGTCGATATAAAGACCAAAATCTGAATGAGTGATAACATTCGTTCCGCTTCGACTCTTACCACGTTTCAAAATTCTATCTAAAAGTCCCATATTTCCTCACCTCCTTTCTAGCGAAAAGTATTTTGGAAAAGTGAATCAAAGTGTTTGTTTCTTACGATATTCTGACTGACATCAACTATTTGTTTATCCCAGTTAACTGTTTCAGCCCTCAAATCTTTCGTATAACTTTGACGAACGATTACTTCTTCCCCGTTTAAAATTACTTTAACTCGCCCTTTATTAATTAGCACATTAATTTCATGTTCTGATAAAACTATTTCATTCATAATTCACCTAATCAAAGAAGCTCATCACATCGCTATTCTTACCAAGATTAGCAAGAGCCTGTATACAAGCAAAGACGCTGGCATCGAACAAGTCAATTCTTGCAGTGCCACCGTCACCGTCTAATTTTTCATATTGCACAGCGTCATCCACCTTTTCAATAGCTCTGACATTACTTACACAATACTCGTAAGCATCGGAGTGAAGATAATAAAATTCTTTATTTTTTACCTTGAACTCAATTCGTCTGAATCCCTCTGATTTCAGATAAAAAAGCTGAGGTTGGTCAATCATCTTGAACCGAGCTTGTTTCATTTTTGTCAGGAACTCACGACCAAACTTCCTATCCATTCCGACAGCAGCAATCTTGAACCCTTTCTCCCTCATCTTGATGAACCATTTGACGATATCATCATAGAGAACGGTTGGAGTGTTGCTCATCGTCAACCAACCATCAGACTGCCACCCAAAGAGTGGAATCCCGTCATCGTTAGCTTTTTTCTGAGCATTTACACGAGGAAAGAAAGCGTGTGTGATACAGATATCAACATCTTTCTCACCATCATGATAGACACCATAGAGAGCAGCAGCGGTCAAGTCATGCAATCTTGACAAGTCAGCACCACCGTACCATTGGATTGGTAAACGTGCCAGCTCCTCTAGGGTCCAATCGTATTGACTATCTGAAGCGATGAACTCATCAGGATTGAAGTAAGCATTCATAGAGTTTGTGAATACATTCAAAGTCTTGTTGAAAAACTCATTTCTTGTCTGTGGATCATTCATAGCCTGCTCAGCTTCTTCTCTCAGAGCCTTGAGCGATACCGTCACACCCCACGAAGGATTAGCTTTTTTAAGAACATTCTCGTCCAGGTAATCGCCCACGTCTCCATCAGTCGTCTGGTCAGCTTTGCAGATAAACATGAACAAGGAATCATCCTTGACCAATTGTTTAAGGACCTTTTGACAGTATTTCAAACGGTTAGCAAGGAAACCAGTAGGAATATCACCAGCCGTAGAGATAACAAAAAGCATACTGTTTCGGTATGCTGACATTGTTTTCTTCATAAGACCGTACTTCTTGCTGTTTCTCATCGTGTGAGCTTCGTCTAGGATAATTACATTACCGTTCAATGAGTCCAAACGGCTTTCATCGTTGGCCAGTGCCTGGATAAAGAAAGAACCCTCGATACCAAAATTAGCAGTGATAGAGTGTTCTTGGTTGTTGTCCTTGATACGGATGTTCTTGTCATTCCATCGCTCAACATTGAACTTCAAAAACCCAAAGGCTTCCATCGCTTGCTTGACTGAGTTGGCGACGATGTAGCATTTTGAACCGCTATCCGTGTCTAATATCTGATAAGCAAGTGCGATTGCAGCGGTAAACGAAGTCTTTCCATTCTTTCGAGCGAGCATGATAAGCGCTTCTTTGAACCTGCGCTCATTCGTACCCTTATAGTAAAAACCAAACAGGTTCACAACTACGAAATGTTGCCACGGTTGCAAGAGTAATGGCTTGTTACGGATAGACACCGCAAACATATCATCGCCCTGCTGATGGACTATCGTGTTTTCGATGAAGTGAACAACGAAATCAACGATATCCTCATCCATTTCAAACTCAGGATTTTCAAGATCACGAATGAACCTTTCAGCAGCAAGAATATTCTCCTCGCAATGTTCCTCTCTGTGAGAAATGACGTGCCGAGCATACTCTTTCGCTTTATCAAGATTACCCATTTGCAGTCACTCGCTTCTTCTTGATTTCGTTTTTGAACTTCAGGACCTCAGTAAGAACTGAATCACCTTCTTGTTCTACTACCTCACCAAGCGACTTCGGATTCATCATCAGCTGATTAGAGTAGCTGAGAATGTCTTTCCTCAAAATTTCCATCGCTGTCAAGATTGGAACTTTGCGCTCATTCTCAGCACCAGCCTTATTGACGTAGGTGTCTGTTACTGGATAACCCATGTCAGCATAATCTTGAGCAAGTTTCTGATACTGATAGAGCATACCTGCAAAGATATCAATGATCATTTCAAACTCTTTACGATAAGTGCCCAAGTCCTTCATCTGTTTGACAACTTTTGACTTAATCGACTTCGCTGTAATTGGTTTAGCCAAAAACTACCTCCTTTCGTCAAAATCGCTTAGTTTTTACCCCCTTTTTGTTTGAAGGCCCCCGACTTGGAAAAAGTTCCCTTCACCGGTACCCTACTGGCCAAAATGAATTTTTAAAGAGGTGGGGGGTATCCATAAAAATCTTCAAATTCTTTTTTTCTCTTTCTTTGCCAGTATAATCCCTGATTGATTACTTTGTCATTCACTCTGTCATGAAACGTGTTATGTTTTTTATTTGTTAAAGGCAAACAATTCCATTCGACGAATTCAAGTTCAGGATATTCTGACACAGGAAAAATATGATGGACCATTTCAGCAGCTACTGTAATTCCATAGCGTAGACTTTCTTGGCAAAGATAATCATACCTTCGCATTATCTTGTCACGAAACTTTTCCCACTTCTTGAGCTTCAAGGTTGGTCTGATAGTTTTGTTATACACTTCAAACCTCCTTTCTCAATACAAAAGGGACAGGTCAGTGACCTATCCCCTCTCATACAAGAAATCTATGCTACCATAATAAACCTTTTTTTGTGAGACTTCAAGATGTCTTTTGTCTCATTTTTATTTTAGATAATCTTTGATATAAATGATTTTGTTGTTGTCTTTGGTGTGTTTAAAAAATCTTATTGATTCTGGATGTATTTCGCTGACATCGATTGTACCTTCTATTCCTATTTCGCTCACATCGACATTTAAAGTTCCATCACCTACACTACCTAAAATTTGTTTTTTGTTTTTGTGCGATACTTTTCTAAAAATAAAATTCGAGA